ATTGAAAGCATGTGAATTAAAATGTCATTATTGTTCAGAAGACATGTTTATTTTATATGAAATAGTTAGAGAATTAAAACAATGGTCATTAGATAGAATTAATAATAATATAGGCCATAATGATGGTAATTTAGTAGTTGCCTGTTTAGAATGCAACTTAAAAAGAAGAAGAACTAACAAAGATGCTTTTATGTTTACAAAAAATTTAGTAATTAGTCGCGAGGGATTATAGATTGTTTATAAAAAAATTATTAGTTTATAAATTCATTAGTTTATAAATTCATTAGTTTATAAATTCATTATTTTAAAAATTATTATAATAATGAATCATTGGAAATGGAGTAAAGGAGAACCATATTATAAGTCTATTAGAGAAAAACCTGAAACCAAACAATCTTCTATAGAATATGATTCTCCACAAAATGCTATTAATCAATCTTTAGCAGAAGATTCTTTTTTTAATCAGGATTTTACAAATTCTATGTTTTCTAGGAATCAAAGAGAAGATATTGATAATAAAATGGCTGATCGTGAAATGATTACACAAAGAGGAGTGAATCCATTTTTACAAACAAGTTATGTTAATGATATTGTAACACGTGATATGTTTTTAAAACCATTAAATACAACGCAAGGTAGAACAAAAAATACTAACAATTCTGACAATGAAGTATCAAATAATTAAAATCTAAATACTTTTAACACACATTGTATTTAATAATCTATTTGCTAAATATCCTAAGAAAGTATTGAATAGAATTAAAAATGAATTAATAATAAATAATGTATTTACTTTCTTAAAATGCATAATTATAAATGAAGCTATAGAAAATAAACTAACAACAAATAAAATACCAAAAAATACAGATAAAATATAAAAATAAACACAATATTCTCTTGGTAGAGGACCAAAATACTTATTCATAAAAGAATTCATTATATAATATAAATTAATATTATTTTTTATATATTGAATAATTTTATTTTTTTGATGCCTTTTTTTCTTCTGCTTTTGGCCCATCAAATTTTTGTTGTGCGAGTTCTATTGGATCAGCCCTTTTTTGCTGTTGGTCTTCTAGCTCAGCCTTTTTTGCTGTTGGGTCTCGTTCGGGAACGACTTCTGGTATTTTTGAGTCAGCTTGTAGTAATTGTAAATTAGCCTTTGCTGGCTCTGTAATAACCCACGTAACTGCTCCATTTACTCCAGTTGTATTTTTTTTTAACTCAGCCATTGCTTCTTTCATGTCTTGAATATTACAGTCCAGATCTTTAATTGCTTTTATCAAAACAATAAATAATTCCTCATAAGCTATAGTTTCTCTTTTTGACCCACCTGTTATTTCATGGTCTTGATATAACGCATAATCCATTCCTAAATCATCTAATGTTTTTTTAACGTCTTTAGCACGTAATCCAATATGTTTTCTAGGATCTTTTTCGCTAGAATTATTTACTAATTCAAATTCTATTGGTTTCAATTTTTTAATAAAACCTAGGCCTAATTTACAATCTACACTATTTTTTTGGAATGATTCATCCGATGATGTAATATGAATTGGATGAAAAGAATATACATTATCATTTTCTATTCCTAAAATGACTTGATTTGAGTTTGTAGCAACAGTTCCAGCGCCCACACATGTTGTGTTGTTATAATTAAGTATAGTTTTACCATCGCGTGCTCTTCCAGCCCATCTACCTAGAAATGAATTATAACTTCCATTATTAAAAGTTCCAGCGCTAGAACCTACAGCTGTATTATAACTACCAGTCTTATTATCCATTAAAGCTGTATATCCAACTCCAGTATTAGCACTTCCAGATTCTGAATAAATGGCACAATTATGACCACACATAGTATTATAATTTCCTATTTCATTGAATGCTAAAGTTCCATTCCCTATGGCTATATTTTTTTTAGTATTTAAATTAGGAATTTTTTCAGAAGCAACTAAACTACTACTAGTATTATTACCAAGCGAAATATTTCCTTTTAAATTCTTATATTTACTATTATCATTTCCATCCCAATCCTTAACCAAATTGGTTCCAATTCTAATAGAACTATCATTCACTCCAATAGATTGTTTTATGTTTTTAGGATCAGTAATAAAATAGGATTCAATAATATGTGTGTTTTTTAAAGCATCAATTTCTAAATCTTGTTTTAAATTAATTTCTTTTTGTTTTTCAACATCCGTCATTATTAATTGTATTCCAGCTTCTTGAGTATTATTAATAGAATTTTCTTTTTCTATTTCAGTTATTATTAATTTAATTTCAGCTTCTTGATTATTATTAATAGAATTTTCTGATTTCAATTCTTTCTCAAAAGTAGAATCTTTCTTCATAAATTCTTCATGTTTATCATTTAATAAATCAATTTTGTTGTTTATTACTTTTAAAAATTCAAAATCAGAATTTTTAATAAATTCATCTATAGATTTCTTTATAAACAAATCTGGTTTGTCTATATTTTGGATCAAACCAAGAAAAAACTCTCCTAAATCCATTGATTTATTCTCTTGAACGCAAGACTTCATTATAATATACTAAAATAAAAAAAATAAAAAAATTATAAATACAATCAAATAAACAATTCTTATATTTTATTTTATATTTTATTTTATATTTTATTTTATATTTTATAATTAAAACTACTTAAAACTTTAATAATGAGTTTTAACAATGAATAACTTAACATATACAACACAAAATGATTTACTTCTAAAAAATTTACTAAATTTTTATAATACTAATATTGATGGCGAATATAATCCAAATAATAATCTTGATAAAATGTTAAGGATAATTACAGGTGAATCAAAAATATCCTTACGTATTGTAGATTGGTTCGCTACCAACTATGCTAAAAAATATTATACATTATATGTAATTGATCAAAGTCATGATAATATAGCACGAAGATTTAAAGTGTATGACGATTATAAATTAAAATTAAAAGCTTATAGTAAGAAAAGATTTGATCCTTTTTGTAGATGGGAACGTATTAGTATTCCTTATACAAATGGTAAATTTATTGAAACAACAATAGGACAATTAAATTTTTTTAAATGGGCATTAGAGAATAGGGTAATAGAATATATTGAATCAAATTATGAGATGATTGAAAAAGATATGAATAATCGCAATAGTACTTCCAAACGAAAAGAATTAGCAGTTGATAATTCTAAAACTAGAAAAAAACGAGAGGAATTGTCCATATCAGCAACTAAAAGTATAAAGAAAGAAAAGGTAGAAATTGTTGTACAATTTAATTAAAAAAATTTATTTTTGTATTTAATTATTTAAAAATATTATATAATTAAGATTAATGGGTAATAATATACAATCTATGAAAAAAATAAATTTTGAAGATATGCAAACAATTATAAAAAACCCTGAATTATATCTATTAATAAATACTTTATCATTACCGGAACAAAATTGTTTGATAATTAATACAACATTTGCTGAAGAAGAAGAATTAATAATAAATAAATATATGAAACACAATAAAAATATTAGAATAATTATTTATGGTAAGAATTGTAATGATGAAAAGGTTCAAAGAAGGTACCAACAATTATTAACTCTTGGGTTTTATAATATATTTATTTATCCAGGAGGAATGTTTGAATGGTTAATGTTACAAGATATTTATGGTAAAGATTTATTTCCAACAACAAAACAAGAATTAGATTTTTTAAAATATAAACCAAATTCCATATTGAATATTTCTTTGTTAGAGTATTAAACCTTTTTTCATTTGAAACGCCCATTTTATATGAGATTTAATGTGTTGTTCGAATAAAGCCAACCTAAAAATCTTCAAATCCAGCATCTAACCATGCCGAAATACGTTTAGGATGTAAGGCAACCTTCATCAATTCTTCAAGATAAATATCAACCATTTGTTTTTTCATTTTTTTTAAATCCAATTCAAAGATATATGGATTGTGTGATATAAAATACCAACAACTTTTATCTAACTTATCTTGATTTTTTTCTAATAAATTCATAGCATCTGAATTTGGATTTTGTGACAACCAATACAAAGAAATTATATTTTGATTTTTTTCTAATAATGGTATAGTATTTGGATTTGAATTTTTTGACAAACCAAACCAACAAATTTTATCTTGATTTTTTTCTAATAAGTGTATAGCATTTGGATTTTCTGATAATATTCCCCAATCAATTTTATCTATATTTTTTTCTAATAAAGATATAGCATTTGGATTTTTTGATAAACTTCTCCAACAATGTTGATCCAATTTATCTATATTTTTTTCTAATAAAGATATAGCATTTGGATTTGGATTTTCAGTCAAGCGTCGCCAATTTATTTTATCTTGGTTTATTTCCATTAAAGATATAGCACATGGATTTTTTGATAAATAAAACCAATCAATTTTATCAGGATTCTTTTCCAATAAAGAAATAATATTTGGATTTGGAATTTCTGCTAAACGTGTCCACTCAAATTTACTAGTGTCTATCCAATCTAATAGTTTGTATAAAGGTTCTGGTTGGTACATTTTTTTGATATTTATTTGAATATAGATTTCTATTATAATAATAATAATTCAATTTTTTTATTATAATATGGGCGTTTTAAATGAGAAAAGGTGTAAAACAAAATTATTTATTCCACGATATTAAATGCGTATAAAAAATCCAAAGACCAATTCCAACAAGACATTTTGCTATACAATCTAACATATTTATAATAATAATTTTATATTCTATTTATTAAATAAAAACTAGTAATATCTTCAAGCTACGTTACTAATTATGAAATAACTCAAACTCCAATAAATAATTTTATAGATTCTAACCAGTTATCCAATACTTTTGTATTTTCGTAAATATCTATATTTCCATTTAATTCTAATTTTTCTGTTTTTTTTAATTCATTTAATGTATCTAAAAATTCATTATGATATTTATGACAAGATTCCAAATAATGTAATGGAATAACTTCTTCACCTTCACGAGACCTTTTATGAATTCTTTCATAACATTTTTCTGGATCTGTATTTACATATATTGTATATCCTATATCATAATCATTTACAAATTCATCAAACCAATTTAAATAAATTTGATAACAAACATCTTCTATTTTACCTTGATCATATAACATCTTAGCAAACACATATCTATCTGTATATAAACTTCTTTCTGTAATTATTATAAATCTTTCTTCTGGATTCTTTGTTTGTTTTATCTTTTTAATTGTATCCCTTAAAATCTTTAAACGAGATATATATGCCATCATTTGAAAAGCAAATGAATATTTTTCTTGATTTAAATAAAACTTTTTTAACATATTATTTCCTTCCTTATCTTTTATTTTTTCCCAATCATCTACAGGCTCTATTAAAAATATAACATAGAAATTACCTTCATAATGCTTTTTTAAATTTTCCAAAAGAGTTGATTTGCCTGAACCAATATTTCCTTCAATAGATACAATTTCATAATTTACAGTCATTATTATATTTTTTTACTTCGTTTTTTTTACTTCGTTTATAAAATTGTATTTATTTAATATTTATATTTCAATTTTTTATATAAAATAAAATTGATTTATTTAAATTATCTAAACATATAACTATAATATAATAAATCATGGATCTTAAACAAAGAAAATTATCAAAGTCTGAATGGGAATCTATTGAAATCCCTGTTTCTAAAGATGAAATTGAAGTTTTACAATTAATAACAAATGGATTTTCCAACGTTCATTTAAAAGTAAACAAAACAGATTCTATTTTTACATATTTAAAGATAGAATATAATAGTCAAATTGAAGAATTTCTATATGTCAAATATTTTGCCGATAAAATTAAAGATCTCATTAAAAATAATAATATTGATTTTATTAAATTCTCGGCAGATAATTTTTCAAAACGTACAAAATCTTTAGAAAATTCTAATAATAAAATTTATAGTGTTAATGCTTCTAATTTAGTTCGTCTTAAAAGTGGTGACCAAATTCGTTTATCTAGACTTGATAACGATAATATTATTGATATTAAAAAAACTAATATATATGAATTTGTACTTTTCAATAATCTTGAACAAATGTTAATTAATAAAACCAATAAAAAAAATATATGGATGTTTTATTATTATACTCTTAATAAATTAATACAAAATAATGTAGAAAAAGTTAACCGATTTATTAAAGATATTGTTCTAACATTTATTGATAATTTTGAAAAAGATGTTGAGCTGCTTTACATAGTTAATAATTCATTTGATTTTATTGAAAAAAATAATAATCTTTTAAAATACAGCGATTTATATCTTTATCAACACCAAAAAGAAATTTACACAGCTGTTAGAAATCCTCATCCTAAATTAATATTGTATATTGCTCCTACTGGAACTGGTAAAACTTTAACACCTCTTGGTTTATCCGAAAGATACAAGGTTATATTTGTTTGTGCTGCTAGACATGTTGGATTAGCTTTAGCACGTTCTGCTATATCTATTAATAAAAAAATTGCGTTTGCTTTTGGTTGTTCTTCTGCTCAGGATGTTAGGTTACATTACTTTGCCGCTAAAGAATTTACTAAAGATAAACGTAGTGGACAAATTAGAAAAGTTGATAATACGATTGGTGATAAAGTTGAAATTATTATTTGTGATATAAGATCTTATATATCAGCCATGTATTATATGTTAGCTTTTAATAATTCCAATGATATTATTACATATTGGGATGAACCTACTATCACTATGGATTATAAAGAACATGAATTACATAAAATAATTAAGAAAAATTGGAAAGAAAACGTAATTCCTAATTTTGTTTTATCATCTGCTACTTTACCTAAGGAAACTGAATTAACACAAACAATATCTGACTTTCAAGAAAAATTTCCAGGAGCTAATATTAATAGTATTGTTAGTCATGATTGTCGCAAAACAATCCCTTTAATAGATAAAAATGGTTTTACTGTTATGCCTCATTATCTACATGAAGATTATAATAAAATTATTGAAACAGTTCAACATTGTGAAGATAATTTAACATTACTAAGGTATTTTGATCTAAAAGAAGCTTCTGATTTTATTTACTATGTAGATATTAATAATCTTATACGTACTTCATCACTATTTTATAGAAATTTCGCAACTGTAAATGATATTGATATGAAATCTATTAAATTACATTATTTAAAAGTATTGAAAAATATTTCACCTGGTTTATGGACAAAAATATATAATCATTTTAAAATATCTAGAATTAAAAGAATTAAACCCAATAATACCGTTGATCCAAAAGGAAATAATATGTTAAAAAAATCTATGAGTTGTGATATTACTTCCAAAAATAATCCACCATTTATTACACGTATTAATAGTGTTAGCGACGTTCCCCCAATAGAATCACCAGGAAACTCTGGAATCTATATAACCACGAAAGATGCTTATACATTAACAGATGGACCAACAATATTCTTAGCAAATGATCTTCAAAAAATAGCTAAATTCTGTATTCAACAATCCAACATTCCCGTTATTGTAATGAAAGAAATCATGGATAAGATTGATTATAATAATCAAATTAACGAAAAAATTGATCAAATAGAAAAAGAACTTGAATTTGAAGAAGAAAAATTAATTTCTAAAATGACAAGTGGTTCACAAGATAATTCTAAAGAAGCGAAAAGTCTTCAAAACAAAAAAGATAGTAAGGGTAAAACAAAGATTGCTAGTAATTTAATTGGAAGAACTGAGGATAAAAAGATTAATAAAATGAAAGATGACATTAATATTCTTAAAAGTATGATTAAAAACGCATGTCTTGATGATATATTCATTCCTAATAGATTAACACATCTTGAAAAATGGAGTCAAAATTGTAATACACAAAACGCATTTACTAGTAATATTGAAGAAGAATTTATTATATCAATTATGTCTCTTAAAGATGTAGAAGATAGTTGGAAAATATTATTATTATTAGGGATTGGCGTATTTACTGAACATAAAAGTAGCGCATATACCGAAATTATGAAAAAGTTAGCTGATCAACAAAAATTATACTTGATTATCGCTGATAGTGATTATATATATGGAACTAATTATCAGTTTTGTCATGGTTATCTTAGTAAAGATTTGGATTTAACTCAAGAAAAGATTATTCAAGCTTTAGGACGTATTGGTCGTAATAATATTCAACAAGATTATAGTGCTAGATTTAGAGATGATTCACAAATCACTACATTATTTACCAAGTTTGCGTTTGAAGATAAACCTGAGGTAATTAATATGAATCAATTGTTCAACTGTAAAAATATAAAATGGGATGGTAAGGATTATGTAGAATTATTTGATGAAAAAATAGATATTAATAATGATTTTGATGATGAACAATAATTTTATATATAAAATTTTTATTATTTTATTATTTTATTATTTTTTATTGTATCAATATATGAATAAAAATAAAGAAAATAAAGAAAATAATATTAAAATAAGAAATCAAGCAATAATACGTAGTTATATAAATAATATAAAACAAAAACCAACATTGTTACCCACTACTGAAATAATAGATTATATGAAAGATAATTATAATAGTTTTATAAAAGAAAAAGAAGAAAATCTTATTGCTGGAAAACATGAAATAGAATTAAGTAATATTTTTTTAATTCCAGCAGAATTAAATTTACCAGAAAAAATAGCAAATATAAATACAAATTTTAAACAAAATCCTAAAACGAGCTTAGATAAATTATTGGCATATAGTATATGGTTTAAAAGTAAAGATTTGTTTAAAAATGAAAATAATAAAGTCACCTTTAACACTGAATATTTTAAATATCAAATTGGGAAAGATATGAATAGAACAGATATAAATTTAAATGACAATGCTTTGTTAATTACTAACCCAGAAGATTATTATAAAACTACTGATAATTTTAATATAGTTATTATGAAAACATTAGCTACCAATCAAATTTTAATAAAACAAAATACTATTTTAAAACTTGATATAATTATGTGTCAAAATTTATTTAATTTTATTAGTCAAACAATTTCTTTATTTATTAAAAATAAGATTTCTCCAGAAGATGCGACTGAAACACAAGTAAAAAAAAATATTCAAATATTTTTAAATAATAATGAACAATATGTTTTAATCAACTTTCAATGTAAATTAGTGATATCTTATAATCAAATATTAGATCCTGAATATATTTGTGGTAGTTATTCTTTTAGTTTTAAGATTGATTTAAAAAATAATACATTTTCATTAAATAATTTTATTTTAAATTATAATGTTGATGATTGTATACCTGAACAAAATTCAGCTAATGTCAATAATGTTCAGAAAAGTGAATCCTACTTAAAAAAAGGTACTAAATTTATTAGTAATAATAAAGGAACAATAGCTGCTGGATTAGCAACAAGTGGGTTAATTTCAGTCGGTGCTTTATATTTAGCAGGTGTTCTTGGAGGCAAAAAATCTAAAAATTATAAAACTAAAAATTATAAAACTAAAAATTATAAAACTAAAAAATATAAAACTAAAAAATATAAAACTAAAAAATATAAAACTAAAAAATATAGAATTTGATAAGCTTGCTAAAAACGAATTAAAAAAATAAAGCAAATATTATTTTATTTTTTACTTACATGTTCAATTAAATTATCTAAGCCTTTATCAAAATCTATTTTAATATCCCATCCTAAATCCTTTACCTTTTGATTACTAATATAATAACGTTTATCATTAAATGGTCTGTCTTCTATATATTTTATCCATTTTTCATATTCTAATGGTTCTGGTTTAATTATTTTATTAATAAGACTATAAGCAACTTCTAATACACTATATTCTTGATGGTCATCGCTTCCTATGTTATAAATTTCACCTATTTCACCCTTTTCTAATATTAATTTTAACGCAGAACAAACATCATTTACATGTAAAAATGCTCGCACATTTGAACCATCACCTTGAATCGTAACTTGTTCTCCTGATACTAATTGTTGTATAAATCTTGGAATTAGTTTTTCAGGATATTGATTAGGACCATAAACATTATTCCCTCTTGTAATAATTATTGGCATTTTAAAGGAATGATAATATGATTTTGCTATTAATTCTGCGGCTGCTTTTGTAGCAGCATATGGATTTGTTGGACATAATACTGAACCTTCATGTTTTTTCTCTTCATTTTCGGATATCATTGATTCTCCGTAAACTTCATCTGTTGAAATGTGTATAAATTTCTGTATTTTTCCATATTTTCTACAGGCCTCTAATAAAGTATGAGTTCCTACAACATTATCATGTGTATATTGTAAGGCATTATCAAAAGAATTTTGAACGTGTGATTGCGCAGCAAAATGAATTACCGTATCTATTTGATAAATATCCAATATAGTCGATATTAAATCGTATGAACATAAATTACCTTTAATTAATTGATAACGTTCCGATTTTTTTACATTATCATCAATATTATTTTCTGAAGCACAATAATACATTGCGTCTAAATTTACAATTTTTACATCGGCGTTTTCTTTGAAATAATAATTTACAAAGTTTGAGCCTATAAATCCACAACAACCTGTTACTAACAATTTCATAATAATTAAATAATATATTAAATTTAATTATTTATAACGCCACAAATGTATAATTTACTTCCTAATTCTTTATAATAATAATCATTATATGGAACATTATATGTTAATGCCTTAGCTAATGTTTTATCACTCATTTTTAATTCTCTAATAACATCATATTTACAAGAAAATTTTCTAAGTAAAGTATTATTTAAATCAAATTGTCCAATTCCATTCTTGTATAGAATCGGTATACCATATATTTGTTCAAAATTTTGAATTAATTCATTATCACAACTATTGTATAAACAGTAATAGTGTCCATTAGTTAGAGTATTATTTTTTACTGGAATATCCAATGCCGATGAACTAGTATATCCATTTAATTGCGCAGCTGTTTTTCTATCAAAATATACATTCAAAATTTCTGTTTTATTTGCGTCTAACTTAGCAATATAACCTAGATTTTGAACTTTTGTTTCTTTAGTAGGTTGAATATTATGAATAATATTGGAATCTAAATTTCTTTCAACTAACAACCATCGAAAACCACAATAAATAGTATTTTCTTCAATTGATTTCATTATACTTGGTCTTTTTATTTGTTTATTTTCATTCATAGCTTCAGTAACTGATTCGTATACTTTAATTAATGTTAATGTTTCAGGATTAACTTTTTGAAGACGCGGTCCTAAATGAGGCATCTGCTGATTAAATCCTGTTATAACTTTTGTTTCTTTTTCATTTAGTTTATTAAGAATTAGTTGATTAGATTGTTCAAGAACAGTTATTTTATTTAATAACAATTTGTTAGTTATAAGAAGTTCTTTTAATATTTCATTGTCATTATTAATAGTTTGACCATTATTTTTTAATTTTAAATTTTCAATTTCTAATAATAATTCTCTAACTTTATAATTATAATTACCAATGTTGTCATCAATAATTTTTAATAACAATTGATACGTTAGAGTTGTTCCGATTAAAAATAATTCATTTTCGTTTTCATGTCCAGGTAAATTATTAACTTTATTTGAATGTATAACTTGATTATGATGTAAAAACGATTCAAAATCTTTAGACTTATCTACTTCAAAACAATTTAATAAAACACATTCTTCATATTTTGATTTATGTTCAGCATATCTATTTTGAATTCCTTTTCTTGATTCGCCAATTTTTACAATATATGTGCCATTTTCATAACTTTTCACTTTTATAATATAAACCAATGATCCAGAAGTAGCGAATTGTTTTAATAATACTTTTTCTTTTTCTTTAAATATTTTTTCTTCTGCTTCTTTATTTTTGTTTTCTAATTTTAAAACCTGTTTTTTTAACTCGTCACTTTCTTCTTTGGTTATTTCAAACATAATGTTTTCAAGTTTAATAAAATATTCATGAATTTCATCTGCTTTTTTTGTTCCTGCTTTTAAACAAAATCTTTTGAATGTATTAATATTTAACATAAATGTTTCTTTATTATGACCACCTTTGGTTTGAGTTGTTTGCTTTGCCAACTGGCAAAGCGATAATTTATAATCTTTATTAATTTTAAAATTTTTTTCTAATACACGTTTAGCATTTACTTTTTGACCAAATCCTAACCATTTCCATATATCATCTAGATCAATAACAAAATCATTTTTTGAATCATACTTTAAATAGCAGTAAAAACTTGATAAAAACATTTGTTGTTCATAATTTGTAAAATTATTTTTAACCTTTTCAACTAATTTTGAATGATAATCACCAGAAAGTTTGGTAATTGGATTACTTTCAATTAGATTTACGATATCTACGCTCATATTATATACTATATTACAATATTGTCTTTATATTGTTTTTTGCTTTTAATATTAAAAATCAATAATTAATATTAAAATATATAAATAATAACCACACGATATAAGGTGATCAATTTGAGTACGCTAACCCACCCATGCCACTCATAATTCTTAGAACATTGTAGTTGGTGGCATAGACACGGACCTTAGCAGTCTTGGTACCTTCAACAGTTGCGTTAGATAAGACCAATTGTAGTGTGGCATTATCAATTCTGGAGAAGTTACACGTGCCTGAAGGTTGGTGTTCCTCTGGACGAAGGGCGAATGAGTAAACATTAATACCTTCATCTGGGTTTCTGGTATGTGCTTGGTATGGTTGGACCCATGAGAAGTAAGTTCCTTCACGCTCTGAGAAACGATCTTGGCCGTTAAGTTGTAACTTGGCAGTAACAACTGGATTTTGACCCCAACAATGTAGTAACAATGAAGTTTCAGTAAGAACGAATGTACCAGCATCAGAAACAGTTGAACCATTGTTATGATCGGCAGTGGTATAATCCTTAAGGAATTCACTAATTAGAGGATTATTAGCACCTAGAGCATTTTCAAGATTGGTTACAACATCTGGGACTGGAACGTGTTGACCACCAAAGTTTGGCTCATTGTAAGGATTTTGAGGACCATGCCAGTAACCTGTGAAACCAGTTGGGATTTCATAGTCAAGAGCACCAGCATCATTGAAAAGACCACGGGCGTCAATGTATGAACCAGCATCACGTGCGGTTGAGATTGGACCACCAAAAGCGTGGATAGCATTTGGAAGAGCATCAATGGCATCAGTATAGTTGAATGGTTGAGCACCTAAGACCTTGAAAAGAAGAGCATCGCATACAAGAGATGAACAATAATCTACGTTTTGATCAGGTTGGACAACCCAGATAAGCTCTTTGACTGGATGGTTAAAGTTAAGCTTGATCTTGTTACTTGATGAACCAACAGATTCATCACCAGTGAATTGAAGTTGGGTAATCAAATATTCATGAGGATTTTGAGCAAATCTTCTACGTTCATCAGTATCTAAGAAGACATAGTCAACATATAATGAAGCAGCAACTAAAGATTGATTGTAGGCAATTGCTGCTGGAACTGGACGCCCTGGAGCATATTGTTCGCCTTTACGTAAATCAACTTGTGTATCTGCTCTGAAGTTATCAGCGTTACAACTTAGAGTAGTAACAGCCCATAAACACTCATCAATTGGTCTGATATCAAGGTTAATTTTGACTTCGTGATATTGAAGAGCAATTAATGGTAGAGCAAGACCTGGGTTGGTACAGAACCAAAATTGAAGTGGGATGTAAAGAGTTGTTTCAGGAAGAGCATTACGAGGAGCACAAACTTGACGAGGAGCTAATGAGTCACAAGGACCATCAACTTCAGCGAAGGAAGGATCTGTAATAAAAGTTAATTGAGTAATATTACCAACCATCTTGTAATAACCTGGAAGTTGTTCACAAGTCATGGTAAGTTGATTCCAAATGTGCATCCAATCACCATATTGACGATCAATTCTTTGACCACCAATCTCAACTTCAACTTGAGCAATAAGTTGCTCACCTGGATAATCTAACCAACGAGCATAAACACCTGAACCAATGCCTAGGGCAAATGAAGCAATACCCATAAGCTGGTTAATTTCAGGTAGAGTAACTTGTAAATAAGTTCTATAAGCTAGATCACCGTTTCTACTAATAGTACATTGAACACGACGACCGAAATCTGCTTGACCATTGAATGTTTGTTCAATTGATTCAATGGCAAAATTTGTATAACGTCTGTATGTTACTTTCCAGAAAGTAATTTGAGGATTACCTGTACATTTCCTCTACCTTATTTTTCAATAAGGATTAGACTATATCTTAAAAAGACCTTATTTTTTTTTTAAATAATATTCATATGTTTCACTATTCAAAATAAAATCCTCCGAAAACCATTTAGTCGTTGAACCTTCTTCTTTAAAATTTTTTATTTTTTCCAAAATATAATTTACTTGATTTGAATCTATCTCTTTTTTAGATGAATTAAACTTTACTGTAACTGGCATTAAATTTGACCAATTCCAACATTTTAATTTCTGATCTTCTACTGTCAAATCAAATTTACAAACAGGAATTATATGATCTATTGACCAAAAACTTCCATAATTATCCCAATTCATTTCATCTGTAAAATTATATTCAAACCATTCTCTCAAGTATTGAATATTACAACCAATATAATTCATTGTAGAATCATTTTTTATAAGAACTGTTCTTAAACGTGAAGCTAGTGATTTTTTTAATCTATAATTTATATTTGTTTGACTTTCTTTTTTACACCATTCAGTTTTTTGTTCTGTTAAAAATTTTGGATAGCAAGAAATACAAATCTTTTTTTTATAAAACTTTTTTAATTTGGCAAAATTTTTTAATGTTTTTTTTTCTTCACATTTTTCACATTTTACCATAAAAGTTTCTAATCTTTTTTGTCTTAGATTCTTTTTTCTTATTTTGTCATTTTCATTTAAACATGATTTACATGTTTTTGAAAAAGCATCAACAACTCTATCTGTATATTTTCTAAAATTATTTATTGGTTTAATAATTTCACACATTCCACATTGTTTTTCATCCATGTTTGTATTGTAATTATATTTTTATATATATTTTTTATATTATAAAGAAGCTTGGATGCTCATTGCCCATTTCAATTAATTTTTAAATTAATTATCATCTTATTCATTATCACTATACCCAAGTTTTTTGTCTTGGCCACAAACTTTTCACAAAATTTGTTTAGTAGAATAAGCTTTAGGGGTTTCAAGCAATTTGATTTTCTCACCAGGGGTTTTCAAATTAAGTAAATTAATTTCCCTGATTAACATCCGTGGTACTCTCTTTTTTGAGTGTCCACAAAGGGCTTTATGAATGTCTTATTTTTTCGACATTCCCCGATGTTTTTCTACCCTACAGGTTTTTAAGGTATACGTCCTGAGCACCGTAAGCTACGAGTTGCATTAATCCGCCTCCCATTTTATACATTCCTAAAAGAAAAAAAATTTTCAGAAATTAAATTAATTAAATTTATTAATTTAATTCACAACCTACTTAATTAAGATAATATTTTATTAATATCTGTATTTTCCTTCATGAATGTAGCAAGAAATTGTTCATCAAAAATTTCTTTTTTTCCTTCATGATTTTTTGTAAAAATATAAGAATTTTTTCGTTTTTTTATTGACCAACCACTATCTAAAGCATTATATAAAAATACCATTTTTTGAAACTTTATTTTGTCTACATCTATTTTTCCTTCAGAATCTTCTATCTTAACCTCTATATCCATTATATTACTAAATGAAACAAAATTTTCATTTTTAACTATTTTAGATTTACGTTTTTCAACATAATTAAATGCTTTTACACAAATCAAAACCTAAAATCAATTAATTTATATATTTTTATAAATTATCAATTAAATATTTCTCTAGTATTTTATATATTATTATTTCTATGCCGTCTTTTAAACCAAAAGCTAATAAAAAAATTAAGGTATGTAAAAAATACTCAACCACATTAGATGGTAAGCATAAAGAATTTATTAATGAATTTAATAAAGATGATTTTGATACTATTCCTAAATTAAAAGAAGAACGTTATAATTTAAAAAAACAATTAGAGATTGAAACTAATTTACTAATTGAACAAAAGATGGAAATAAAAGATAGAATTAAAGAGATTAATGAAACTATTAAAGAACTCAAAAATAAAAAAACAAATTATTTTCTTAATAACTCTAAATATATTTTTGAATATTTTGAAAATAAAAAAAATATTAATAATATTGACTCCGACAAGGATACCAAGATTATTACTTCAAAAAATCAATTACTTTTTAACATTTTTAAAATTAAACAAGAAGAATCTGATAAAGATAATAATATTACTGAAAATAAAAATAAAAATATTGTTCAAAAATATTTGAGTAATATTGATGAATCTTTTATTGATATAAATTCATATATTAGGGTAACCGATATTTGTCAAAACTGTTATAAGGGTGAAATGATTCCTCTTGACGATGAGGGTATTCTAATTTGTAATGTTTGTGCTGTTAATATTCCTTATTTAATTGAAAATGAAAAACCTAGTTATAAGGAACCACCCAAAGAAGTCTGTTTTTATGCCTACAAAAAAATTAATCATTTTAAAGAAATCTTAGCACAATTTCAAGGAAAAGAAACTACTCAAATACCTGATGATGTTATTGAACAAATTCAACAACAAATTAAAAAAGAAAGAATTTGTATTGACCAACTAACACATCATAAAACTAAAGAAATTTTAAAAAAATTGGGATTTAATAAATATTATGAACACATTGCGTTTATTAAAAATAAATTGGGAATTAAACCTCCTGTTTTTAGTCCTGAATTAGAGGATACACTTTGTAATTTATTTATGGAAATTCAATCACCTTATGCCAAAACTTGCCCTGATTATCGGGTTAATTTTTTAAATTATTATTATGTTCTTTTTAAATTTTGTGAATTATTAGAAGAAACGCATTTTTTAAATGATATACCATTATTAAAAGACCGTGAAAAACTTATTGAA